TTAGCGGGAGTGGTCAAAGTGGAAAACCATCCCTTAGCAGACCATCGCACGCTACCACGATATCCAAGATATGCCGCTGATATCACACCGAAAAAATTGTTATGAGTTAATGCTGTCGTGACAGTGTCGTTATTATACAGTGGAACATTCGGGGCAGTCAAATACAAGGCTTGCTTAACTCCTGTAGGGTTGGTATTGATAAAGCCAGTATAAAGAGTAGACATCCGCATAGCAAAATCTTTCACTGTTCGAGGACAATCACCAGATATTCGTGTAGATAAGTTGGACAAATCAGTTTTAGGACCAAATTCCACTTTGGCTGCGGGACAAAAATCGCTCGAATATGCTTCAGCATCGAACGAATAATCAACCGGGTTATCGAGTGATGGGGAAAAGAAAAGCATATTATCTGATCGAGCATATACATTCATATACATCGTAGGCGTTGCGCTCCCATTATCTTGCACTGGATTAACGATATAAAAATATATTGACCCATTTGAGGTCGACTCACTTCCTGTAGCATTAACACTACTAGTTGATCCTGTTAACAACGCGGGCATATAACTCTTATAAGGAATTCTTAAGTCTATAGCAGTATTCCCAACAATTTGAATGGTGACATTCTTGAGTATAGAAACCGCATCCGCAAAAGAAGGAGGAGTGGCTGTATAGTTGTACGGATCCCACGCTATCAAAATAGAAGCACGGGTGAAAACTGAAGCCACAAATTCTATCCGATAAATAATATCACCATTCCAATAAGTAGACATTTCAGCAAACATGCCCATTGGCGAATATGTCTTAGCAGCATTCGCCGCGGTCCAAGTATAACAAACCATCGGAGAAACCTTAATAAAGAAACTCAACGCAGCCTCCGCAGCCGAAGCCGACGTAATAGTTCCTGAATACAAGAGAGATTGTTTATTAATGAGACTGGAAATAGACATGTCATCAAAAGTCGAAGCACCATAACCCGGATGTATAGAAAGAGATTGTTTCTGAGAACATCCCAACACCATAGCTGTACTAGTTCCTTCAATTTGTGAATAATTATCGCAGTTACGATTGGTAATGAATACGTGGTGCTCAGAAGCTGGAGGCTTAGAAAAACCAAACCAGCGCAGAGCGGTCGCAAGCGCCCCAGTGATCTGCGAAAATAGTGTAACAGTAGGAGCAAATTCCATAGCCGCCGGAGCAGCCAAAGCAGACATTGCAGATACTGATTGAACATAATCAGAAGCCTTTTTCTCAGCATTAAAATCAGAAGACAAACCAGTAGTAAGGCCCTCAAATTGGGGATCAACAAGTGACATGTACATACATATATTACACGTACCCGCCTGTGCAGTTCCCGATAAAATCTGATTCAGCATAAACCTTTCCAACTGATAAGACCCGTGAGTACCCGATGCCGCTAGCTGATACCAGCCTGTGGGGGAGCATACAGGTAAATCCAATTCATATGTCTCATTCTTGGAAGGATCCACCACCAAATGAGGAACAATCTCACAATTATGATACTGCCCATTAGCAATATGACCAGTAGCTGGCTGACTCATTACATTTTGCACACGAGGTGTGAACATATAGTACATCTTGCCAAAGGATTGAGCTGATCCCTGAACAACTATTCGAATACGCAGCGTAGCAGTGAAATACCATAAAGACGCCACTTTCTTGGCCATATTAGTACTTAGAGATGATTTCCACAAAGCTACAATATCTTTGGTAATGACACCTGAAAGCAACGTCGATCCAGACCACGTATCGTGGTTAATCTTAACAGGGTGGGTCAAAAATTGTTCAAATTGTGACTGTTCACTACTAACACCTCCTATTCTCATTCTCGGAATCGTAGAAACCATGGAATCGACTTGAACAACATCCGCATTGTCCCCTATCGATTCCGCATGTTGAGCGGATGCATTATTATTAAGTTCGGCACGAGAATAACCTACTCCACGAGACCTCGCAATCTCGAGGGAGGGATCTTTTACAATTACAAGAAGCCAAGATCACCACCAAGAATACAAAAGAATTAAACTCTCTCTTGGGTGCATACACTTCAGGGAAAAACTCTCAATATTTTTCTGGACCGCAAATTTTTCACGGGGTACGGTCCCGAGTGGTTCCTCAAGTTAGAACCGCCCTAGGCCAACTCATGACCTTTCACCTTTAAGTTTCCGGTGCGCACTCTGTTAAGCTGCAGTCCAACTACAACCTAACGACGCGTCCACTCAGGACGCGATTTTCGGACATCACTCAGATGTCCCATACTCGCGAACGTTCCCGAACTGTGTCCAATCTCTGGAACACATATATGTTCGGAACGTACCTGTAATGAACTCCTCTTTGATATCGTCATAATTTAAGAGGACTAACACGTGAAGGAGATCAGTGGCCTTGAACCAAGAGATGATGTCTTCTTGCATTTGGTGGAAAAAGGCTTTCCCATGCATAAAAGCTTCACGCTGGGCAGAGAGAGCTACATCTTTAAGCCTTACATCAGCGCTCACTTCAGCATCACTCATTTGAAAGCAGAACGACTTATAAATTGAATCCAGTTCTATAGGAGCTAAATAGAGGCCTAACTCAAAATCATAAACAAACTTTCGTTTCAAAAACGTAGCTTCCTCCCACGGGATATGAGCTCGGATGCCTTTTTCCTTATCTGCAGGAGTGACAGTATAACCACACAAGGCATAAACTGGTGCAATGGTGACCATATTGTACTGGTCGATGATCTCTTCAGATATGGAAGAGATATTATCGTCTCCAGTAGTTGCTGGTTCAACATATTTCCGGAAGTCCCAAGCACTCTTTCCACATAGGAAGACAAAGGCAATCCTCATAAGAATCGAGTTAACAATACTATTGAAGATCAAAGTAATGATAATGCCGCTTGGCAGACCCAATTCTTTCTCAAAGAGATCACACATAAAGATCACAAGTTGCACATTCAACATCTTGCAGAGATAGTAAACACGTTTCTGATCAACAGGGTCATAGCCCATCCTCATAGACATCAAATAAAAGAACATAGCTAGCAAATCAATCATCACTGTCTCATGTGACGCATCAAACCCAGAAAAATCCATATCTATAAAAAATGGGTGTTTCCTAAGTCTCTCTGCCAACATTGTCCATTGTTTAGAGCCTGCATTCATTCCTCCATAGCACTCAGAAAACTCAGGATAAGACATTAAAAACATTATTAAAGGCATCAAAAATATGCGCATGATATAGTTAAAGTCAAATCCAACCACACCGAACAGCCTAATAAAATATTCTAAAATCTTGCGCAGTTTCCTAACTTCATCCTTTGGAGAAAAGTCGACTTGAAGAGCAGGACAAACTCCTTTATCAAGAAATGCCAACAACTCTTCACAAGCATCAATAAATGTTTTCTTAACTTTCCACAGATCTTTTTCTTTATCGATGCAATCGAACAAAAGGAACTTATCTTTAATGCCTAACTTTCTCCATCGTCGACCTACAGATGTCTTAAAATCTATACGGTCAAGATTAATATTAGGATCACCAAAGAAAGCCTCAACTTTCGTGGCAGGACGTAATTTAATGTTTCTCTGTTTGATAAATCCCGGCGGACAGGCATCATCCAAATATGCACGCATGCAGTCAATGGCCAAGCCCCAAGGTAAGCGAAAGTGCTTAACATTCCTGAAGAAATTCATAAAAGCTGATCGATACTCACCTTCATCATTGACACCCTTCAATTTCCCAGGCGCACCATATGGCTCACTCAACTTTGGGGACACCAAATCATACAATCTAGTCTTCTTAATTTTAGTATGAAATGACGCGTTTGACTCCTTAAGCGTCCCAATCGGTCGAATTAGAGGATATGATATATTCCTCAAATCGCTATTATGAACTAAAGGACCAAACTCGAGTCTTCCCATCTCCCCAGAAAACTCATGATACGCGACATCTGGAAAAGGAAACTTCATTGAGAGAGACTCATACATAGATCTAGTGAACAAGGAGCCATGAGTATAGTTGGTGACACGTCCAAGAATGTCCACCTCAGGGCGTCCAGCAGCCAGAATACCAGCTACAAACCACCCCTTGGGAACATTTCCAAGGATAATAGTGCCACAATCCCCTCTCTTAGACGTCTCCGGCCACATAACCGACCGGAATCGGTGTGATGGGAACATTGGTAGATGATAAGAGGACTGCTTACATATCGCACTCTTATTAGTTAAGGTATTAAAGACTGTAAAGGAAATATCATCAACCTCATCTGGCAAGAGTGTATATAGTGGATACACCGCCTTATCAAATAAATTCCTAACAAGTACGATCTCACTATCATCAATCGAGTAAACATCATCCTCGCGATAAGACCTTTCAAGGTTATTGATAACAATCTGTATTGGAAACGAAACCTTCTTCCAATTAGCTTGATTCCAATATGGGATATCAGGATTACTATCTATCCGAGTGTACAAATAATGTTTATTGAATCCTATCCAATCAGGGCCAAAATAAACAAATCTACAATCGATTCCGCCTTCTGGAGACTTGAGCTCTCCTTCGACGGTATTACGCTTCGCAATCTTTTGGATATCTTCAAAGCCCATACCCGTCTTTTCAAGTTTAAAGAATTGCGACTTAACATCAGCTTTACTCCAACTGCGCATCTGCTCAGGGGTCCAATTCTGTTTCTCCTCAGGAATAGCTAAACTAAACTCACTCAGGTCAGTATTGTGAGGATACAAGGGCTTACCAAAGGCTTCAGCTTTGGGTTGAGTTTTGTTATAGAACTTATACATCCCATAAGCCCCTATGACGCCTAATGTCAAGTGCAGAGCCTCCTTGTGCTTATAATAAAACAAACGTATCTTCGAAAATGTTTGCATCATAGCTAGGGCTCTTTCTGCTTCTTCTCTATCCGTACTATGCAATATTCTTCGTCTCAGGCGAATATCCATGACGAACGGAACAAAGAAAGGAGAAGTAATGGCACTATCCAAGTAATAGTTGATCTGCTCTCCAAATTTCTCAAGAAACTTTCTCTTTAAGTGTCTAAGAAACCAAGGAAAAAGAGCTATTAACAACAATGCCAACGCCATGCATCCAACGACATGAGTGATCTCACTACCATAAGCAACAACAGGATTGTTGGGAACATCGTAATCCAAGTCCCAACCAAAGGCTTTATCTTTCTTCTTAACTCTCAAATCGGGAACATAACTCTCAGGTGGATTAACATTTTCTCCTGACGGAAAGTACTTAACATCAAGCCTTCTCAAGGAAGCGACATAATGTTGAGTCCATTCTATCGAGTCACATATACCAGGTCGTACGATTTCTCGATAATCATGACTACCATTATTAGCAACATGTAGCATATGGGACAAACCACAGCCGCACGTATTTTCTGCAGCTTCAAAAATGGTATTATCACGAGCAACAGCCGCAAAATGTGCATTTGACCTTTCTATCAATAAACGTACAAATTGGGCCACTCCCATCTTCTCACCAGAGAATAACCATCCAA